AGTGGCAGAAACAGTATGTCCTTGTACGATACTATCTCCATCTATCTTGAAGTTATTGGGCAGGTTAATTGCATTGCCTCTATTCTTTATTGTATCTACTTTTATTGTACTCATGACGCTGTTCCTGACGCTGCACCTTGACCAAATCTTGCTGTCGTTAGATCACCAAAATCCGTGGCATTGGCTGCTGTTTGTATTGTAACCTGATCAATTACGTTGCTAGTAGCGCCTCCCCAATAGCCTGTGAATAGGGCTTTCGTTCCATTACTATTTGCACTACCGTCAAATCTCTGGCCTGTTAAATCACCAAAATCCGTGGCGTTTCCTGTTGTCTGTGTTGTAACATAATCTATCGTAACTCTTTCTGATGCTGATCCATCCCCATGACCACCTGCAAATAAAGATCTAGTAGCATCGGCAGCGCCCATAAGTTCTGTTCTTACTATAGTTCCGTCACCGAAATCTGTGGCATTTCCTGCGGTTCCTATGGTTGTATAATCTATTACATTTGAATTTCCGCTACCTGAACCAGATGAACATAATCCTCTAGTGGCATCACATGCTCCACCGCCTCTCATTCTTGCTACCGTTAGATCGCCAAAATCTGAAGAGTTACCTGTGCTTGCTATAGTTATTTTATGTATATCATTTATCCTAGCTGAACCGTTGAAACCACCTTGAAACAATCCAGTTGTACCATCTGAAGTAACTCCACGAGCATGACCATAAGCAGCAGATCCTGACGCACCACCTGTGTTTGCTACTGTGTAATCACCAAAATCAGTAGCATTCCCAGTGGTTGCTGTAGTTATGTAGTCCATTACATTAGTATAAACACTACCAGTCCAACCATCTGCGAATACGTTTCTGGTTGTGCTTGCAGTTGCGGAAACTCCGTTTCTTGCTACTGTTAAATCTCCAAAGTCTGAAGCATTTCCTGCACTGGTTACATTGACATAATCTATTACGTTTTGAAAGCTACTGCTATAACCACCTGCGAAAGTACCTCTGTCACCACCCCAAGTGAACGCAGAAGCAGAAGTCCCTAACCAGTCTTTCCACTCGTTGTTCATGTAAACTTTATAGATGTCGTTGTCGGTATCCCACCAAGTGTCTCCGTTGCTAGGACTGCTTGGCTCTGTATTTCCCTCTGTGTGTTTATGAGGACTTAGACCACTGTCAGATCCTGCGAAGTTTACACCAAAGGTAAAATTAGGAGCGCCTGTACCCGCTCTGTCTGTGATCTGTACTATCCTATCTATTTCACTCATCGCTAGTCTCCTGACTTATGCTGGATTGCCTGACGATGCCATCCCAGCATACTTACCACCTGTACCACCTGTTGTTAACTGCATCCCAACTGATGCATTACCAAGTGTTTGTATTGTAAACTTTTGTATGTCGTTCACATATGCAGTACCGTTATAACCACCAGCAGCTATACCCGTAACCCCATCACTAGTTCCAACAATACCATAATTTACTGAGGTTAGATTGCCAAAATCAGCGGCATTCCCCGTAGTAGCTATCGTAATGTACTCCATAGTATCTTCATTAGCGGCTGGTGAGACATCGTAATTAATCCCACCACAAAAAACACCTCTAGTCGCATCAGATACACCTGCGAGTTGTTCTACTTTTGCGTGTAAATCACCAAAGTCAGTACTGTTTCCAGTAGTGGCTATTGTAACATACTCTATTTCATCAAATCTAGTTCCACTACCAAGACCACCTGCATGAATTGCGCGAGTGGAATTAGCCACAGCAGTTCCCATTCTTTTGTCCTGACTTATGTCACCAAAATCTGAGGTGTTTCCTGTAGTGGCTATAGTAATATACTGTATGAAGTCATTATAAGAAGATCCACCTCCACCGCCACCAAAAAACAAACCTCTAGTTCCGTTACCTGCGCCTGCAAGACCATACACACCTGTCCCCAAGTCGCCAAAGTCGGTAGCATCTCCTGTTGTTGCAGTAGTTATATAATCTATTACGTTTAGTCCAGCATTCAGTCCTCCTGCAGTGCAAACTCTTGTGTTACTGCCTACGGCTGTACCCTGATACCTTGCTACGGTAAGATCCCCAAAGTCTTGAGCGTTACTTGTAGAAGATATACTAAAATAATCTATTTCATTTTCTATACTTCCACCCCCACGAAACCCCCCCATAAAAAATCCTCTATCTCCACCCCAATCTATGTATGACGTAATCGCAGAAGTGTTTAGTTGAATTTTTTTGAATCCACCGTCTATATAAACATTAACATTATTATTATCGCTATCCCACCACAAAGCTCCATTTTTAGGATTGCTAGGCGCTGTACCAGAAGATGTATATTCGTGTGTGTTTAGTGTGCTTATAGCTGCGTTGTTTCCTACAGTCGGTTGAACAGGAAGATTTGGTTTACCTGATCCTGCTAGGTTGGTTATGTTATCTACTTTTAGTTCTGTCATGATGGCGATCCTAAAGACTAAATTTATTTTTAAAATATCCTATTGCTGCATCAAAATTTTCATCTGTCAACGCTGCTGTAATATACAGTTCATACAATTTGCCTGTGAAGTAAACTCCTGTTCCTGCCCGTGACCCAATATATAGAGCAGTTGTAGCACTGCTATGACTTTGTGCGCTGCCGGCGTTTATTGTTCCGTCCCTTTTCCCATCAAACTTTGACGAATAAAACATTCCTGTTACACTGTTGTTAGATTTAAGGTTACTTCCAAAGAGAGTTTTTGTAGCGTTATTAACAGGGTCTTCATTGCCGTCGCCAGCGGCATTTTTAGGATTATACCCTGTGCGAGTAGCGCTACCCCTTTTAACACCGTAGACATGAGTAAGATCTGAATAGTGATACATACCATCATTTTGATTAGCATTTACGCTATGCTCAACAAGGAATGCGCTCGATGATTCTTCTACAACACTCATGATGCAGAGGTTTGAAGGCAAAGCAATGCTTGATATTGATCCGTAACTACTGCTTCCAAAAGACAGATATGAGTTACTATTACTGTCAGTTCCAGTAGAGAAAGTACCAGTAAAGCTAACGTTAGCACCAACTGTCGCTGTCCAAGTGCCGCTACTGTAATTAGTCGCGGGATTTTCTAAGTGTAGGACTGTTGCTGTTGGCAACGTATATGATGCAGGATAAGCAGAATTTAAAGATATTTCTTTAAACTCATTGTTTATGTAAACCATTACTTTATTGTTAGAGCTATCCCACCAGATAGCTCCGTTTTTAGGGCTACTTGGCTCTGTTCCTGACGATGTGTAAGAGTGAGTGTTTAAAGTACTTAAAGCAGATCCACCAGAATGCGTAGGGCTGACAGGAAAGTTAGGCTTACCTGTACCCGCTAAATTTACGACTGCATCTACTTTAATCTCAGGCATTAAACCACAACCCACCTAGTTCCTGAAGGAACTGTTACTGTTACACCGTTATTTACTGTTATCGGCCCTGCACTCATGGCGTTGTGACTGGCAGTTATTGTGTAGTTGGTTGTAACTGTCTGATCGTTTTCATAGAAGACTTCGTCACTACCACCACCAGTGGCTCCACCGCCACCTCCACCACCACCGCCAGATGCTGTGAGCTGATTTCCTGATACTGTAATACCAGAACCTGCAATCGCTGTTAAAAAGTCAGCAACAGATTCTTTTTTAGAGTTGTTGCTGTCGTCTGCATCAATAAACGCTATGCTGTCATTCGCTGTGTTAATTGTACCTGCACTCAAAGCGTTTAAGTCTGTGGTGGTTGATATTGTTGTGAAGCTAAGAACACCACTACCGTTAGTCGTTAGTGCCTGACCATTACTCCCAGTATTTTCAGGAAGTGTAAGAGTATATGTAGAACCCGCGCTGTGGGGTGGACTTTGAATTTTTACACCGTGAGTGTTTAATGAACAATTAAGTTGTATTGCACCGACAGTACCATTGCTAGTGCCATCTCCCATTGCCTCAACACAACCAGTCCCGTTGGGATTAAGTTTTATGTTACCATTAGATGTACTTGTGTTTATTTCTCTAGCTTGAACGTCTAGGTTGCCGCCTAGCTGTGGAGAAGAGTCATCTACTACATCTTGGATTCCTGAACCAGAAAGTGTGCCAACAGATGCAAATCCTAAATTGCCAGAACCGTCTGTCTTCAAGACATGTCCTGCGCTGCCATCTGCTGTTGGATGGGAAAGTCCATCGATGATTACTTTACCAGAGCCGTCTGGTGTGATTGCAATGTTGGCATTTGATGCTGATACTATTGCATTACCGTTTACATCAAGATTACCGCCTAATTGAGGACTAGTATCTTCTACGATGTCATAAGTCCCTGAAGAGGTAACTTTTGCAGCAAACTTTGATAAATTTCTGTTTATAGTCATGTCAAATCCCTAAATAGCATATTGTTGAACTTGAAGAATATCGCCCACCGAAGCACCTGATGCCAAGGTAACCGCTGATGCGCTTATCGAATAATCTGTTGTTGGTAGCAGAAGGACACCGTTTAGATACACTGCTGATTTATTTATATTGTAGCTTCCTGAGAATGCGGTCTGACCTGCTGTCGCCGTAAACTCTGTTGTCGAATAGTTAGCGGATGCACCGCCATACTCTACTACCTCTACAATATCACCTGAACTTGCTCCAGACGCAAGAACCACAGACGTTCCATTTGTGGCTGTGAAGTCTGCAGCATTTAGTTTGGCTCCATTTATAAATACGAGAATGTTTCCAATACCATAGCTCACAGTAAAAGTTGTTTGGTTTGAAGTTGCAGTAAAGCTCGTAAACTCATGAGAGTTACCAGAAAGTGTTAGATCTTCAGCACTGGGGCTGATAAATAAAACTGCGCTACCTGAAAGGTTTAATAACGATCCTGTTGAACTGGATGATAGTACTCGCGTCAGGGTCGTACCTGAATGTGTATATACACCTTGTCCTATCTCAAAATCAGTTCCATCTTCTATAACGTATCTGACGGTATCCCCATTAGAGATACCGCCAGCCGCAAAAGTCTGAAAACCTGACTCAGCAGAACCGAGGGTCACAGTACCGGTTCCGGTTGTGCTGACGCTTACCTTAACTCGATCTGCAAATTTCACCACAGTAAAGCTCCATTAAGCTATGCGAATGATAGCGTTAGAAGCATCCGCTGCAGGGAACTGAATAGTAAAGTCACCTGCTGTAGAGGTTTTGTCAGAACCAAAGTCTAACACAACTACTGTGTCTGTTGTGTTTGATCCGCCACCTGTTGTGGTGTTATAGATCAAAGCCCCACGAGCTGTCACAGTTGCACTGCTAAACGTCAAGTCATCGAAATCTGTTAACGCTGTCGTGCTACTTAACAATGGATTTACATTTGTTAGGTTAGAACCACCTGCAGTATAACCAGACCCACTTACCTCGTTAGAAGTAGTATAAGCAGTTGTAGCTGCATTGAAGGAAGCGCTGTTTGTATACATTGCTAGCTTGAATGTATGCCCTCCTGAGCCGCTAGCTTTGAAGTTATGTCCCCCCTCAAGAAGTTCTTGCTTGAAGGACGAACACATAAAGTTACCAGAAAATGCCATATCATAATCTCCTTATTAGCTCGGCAAGTTTAGGATGCCCTGCGTCTTTCAAGGCATTATACACGGTTGTGCGGTCACTGCGAATAGCTTCTCGCATATAAAATGCAACCGTCTTTTCCATGTGCTTTTGAAAGGCTTGAGCCTGATCTCGAATAGCAGGATGTGCATTGTCGGAAACGCTTATCAGTTTTTCTACACATCTCTCTGCCACCTCATCAGGTGTAAACCCTCTATTCTCTGTAGTTCGTATATTAACTATAGGTTCTTTTGGTATATCTATATTAAACTTAAACATTGCCCTCGTCTTTGCTGTATCCCTCTTCGCCATCTCTATAACCGTCTTGTTGCAGTAAGCCACCCACTTTAGTAAAGGCTTGCATAGCGAGCTGATGTTGTTTTCTGTACTCGTTCATGAGATCTGTATCGCCCTTCATGTATGAGTACGCTTCTAATAATGAACCATACAGCAAAGCTGTTTCGGCATTGTCACCTAAATATGTTGTACCTGCAGTAACTATAGATGGTGGATCGTAGTAGTAGTTTATTTGAGCAAGATAGGCAGCGTCTGGCGTTGGGGCTAATATAAAATATCCCGGTGTACTTGTTGTGCCACCAACAAACTGACCGTAGTACTTTGGTAAACCTGTGTCTGATGCAGGAAACGCTTCCTTCATAAAGGTAATATTCTTGTTTAAGAGGTAGCTGTAGTTACCACTGCCGTCCTGTATGACTATAGAATACACGGCAATCATGTCTGTTGGCCTAGCAAGATATTGAGAGTTAGCAACTGTGCTACCAGTAGCAGCTTTTCGAAGCTCTGGAATAAGAACCTGACGGAGTATTTTCTCCTCTGCTTGTCGCACAAACGTAGGAATATTAGTCACAAAGGAAGTCTCTGTGTTCTCTGTGTAGTCCTGTATTGCCTGTACTAACTCTGTATAGTTCATTTGAACTTATCCGTCTCTACTAAATTTACCACCACGAGATGCTGCACCCATACCACGGGCTTGACCACTTGGTTTTTTAAAAATATCTGGATACTGATCAGACAACAAAGACACCTGACCACCATCTTTCATAAAACCCATTTTGTTACGAACAGCAGTTGGTAGCTTTTTTAAGCCTTTATTCCCTTCTGGCACGGCCTTTAAATTTTTTCCGGGCATCTTTAATCTCCTTTTACTTTTAAAAAGTTCAATTGAACTTATTTTAACATGTTTAAATTTTCAAATCCACCGTTAAGGTGTATTCAATTGACCCCCCATATTACTGTGATTTGGACAATAATAGTAAAGAGTTGGTGCGCCTGAAGCCACCGTTATCATAGTATATGACCCTGCATTTCCAGCCGTTCCATTAATAGAAACACCTGTTGTATACTCTACACCACCCGCATGAGTTCCATTTGATGTTGTTGAAATCTTTAAAGGATGACCACTATTACTTGAATCTGATTGATCAAATACATAAGTTTTCCCCTCTTCTATTGATCCTGTAGGTGCTTGAACTCCATCTAAGTAGTATCTATTACCGCTACCATATCCTGCAGCAGCTACTGTGACGTAAATAACGCCCTCAACATTAGTTGATTCAGTGGTGCTACCTACAAATGCTGTAACAGAAGACCCGGTAACGGGAACAATTGTATCTAAATCACCTGTTATTGTAACGGTTCCCACACTAGCTACAGCTTGAGATGGGGCGACTGGATTTGCGGTGAATGTAAGGGCTGCGGCTGCACCAACTGTGCCTGTAGCAGAAACACCCGTGGCGTTTACCACACCTTCATCAAAGCTTACAGTAACCCTACCTACAGATGCAGTCATAAATTGGGCAGGATTCCATACAGGAGAAAACCCAAACAACTGTCTGCTTTCAGCTAAAGACCTATCTGGTCTTGCATGATCAAGACTTTGAGGATCAAATATTCTAACCCTGCCCAAAAAATTTTGAGGATGGTCTCCGTCAGCAACGTCTCGACCAACTCTTAAACCAGTCTTTACGCCATTCCTGAACTCATCAACAAGCTCATTCAGTGGATACCTGAAGCCTGTCCTGTCACAGAAACCATAAGCATATTTGGCTCTAGTAGTTGTCATCCACCACCTAATATAAATGTATTGTATGGAACAAATTTAATTGAAGCTGTCTCAGCATCTTCACCTGCCGCAAGCTCAAACTGATACTCATATTCCTGTTTTAAAGGCACAACCCTAGCAGCAGCTTCTGGTTTTTTCATAGCTATTTGATAAGCAAGACCAGCCACAAGACATGGTACAAATCTAGGAGGTATAGCTGCTGTTGTACCAACGCCTGAAGCCAATCCATCTATGCCCTTTAATCTGTAATATGCTAGGATATATGCGGCATCAGGCACAGGCCAGAGAGTTACCTTTGTCTCTGTAGCAAGTCTTTGCACATATATTTGACTAGGTTTCCCTGTAGTATTTTTGTTAGATTGAGCCGCATAAGTAGAAACAGATATACGCTCCAAGGCTGTATCTATCTGATTAGTACCCGTACCAGTTCGTATATGATGCTCTATGACATCTATAGTATCCACAGGCATCGTATAAGTTTGTGTGCCTGAAGCTATTGCCAGAGTTCCCTCATCTATAGTGAATAGATTTAAACCTCTATTCTGCCACTCAAGCAGCATGATATTAAGGCTACGTCTTGCTGTTCTAAGATCGTAGCCTGTGTTTAGCTCTAAGCCAGCACGTTCATACGCCTCTTCGAATATATCAGGTAAATCTGGTGTAACGACTGCCATTTTGTCCTACCGTTTCTTGGCTTTAGAGTTTCTAGGAAAGCTCCTGTTTTTAGCCTTTGTTTTCATCTTTAGGTTCTTTCTAGAGTTATCACGAGGATTGCCGTTCCTGTGATCAACATCTTTTCCATCACCTTTTTTTGCCTTACCTGCCCTCACCATTTTGGCTCGTGCTGTGTTTCGAGATGCTCTTCTCTTCTTCTGTGTAGAAGACTTGTGGTAGTTATCATATTCTTTTCGATAATTACGAGGCATTTATCTATAACTTCTTGTCTTCTTCGCTATCTTCTTCGGTTGACGCACATGTTGTTTACCTGCCTTCTTGCCTTTTCTCTTAGCACGGGAGGTAGCTGCATATTCAGCGGGGCTAAGAGCTTTTATGGCTGCAGAAGGCAGGTATCTCTCACCAGTAGCCTTTCGACCTTGCGTGGATGGCTTGCCGCTTTTAGTTCGCCATTTTTGCTTAGTCCAATTCTTAAGACTTCTTTGTGACTTCTTGAGTGGCATTATTACTTCTTACCACCACGCTTCATTTTTGATCCACGGCTCATTTTCATAGGCTTTTTAGCCATACCGCCACGCATCATTTTCTTTCCACCACGCTTCATAGCCATTGGTTTCTTTTTCATTGCTCTAGGTTTCATAGCCATCGTGAAGTCTCCTTTTCCTGTTAACGACTAACTCTTCATACTCTTCATCAGGGTACACATCATAGTAACCCAAAGTATGCAACTTGTCACTTGCTCGAACAACTTGTTCGAGGTCTTGTATAAACACCATGCAGTAGTGCTTATCTATTGAACTTTCCCAGTCATTATCTGTTAGAAAGTCTAAGTCTGCTTCCTCAGCTCCATAATCAGGATGGAACTCCATGCAGTGAAGAGTATCAAAGAGTATATTTAAATTTGATACATATCTGTTAAATTTTGATATTTTTGGAATATTATATGATGCAACAACAATAAGTTCTTTGTTTAAAAGAGAGAAATCTGAACAATATCGCAAGCTGTCTGCATATATGTCGTCTGTTTGAACGACTAAAACTTTATCTTTTTCCCAAGCATTTTTGGCATAAGGACATGGTGGAAGACCTTTTAAGGTTGAGTTTGGTACTTCTAGAACCTCACTCGACCAACTTCTAAGGTCTTTCTCTATCTCGCTCATCAGTTTCTGTAGCCTCCACCTGCTTTTTTATAAGCCTTAGCCATCATTTGAGCTTTTCTGGCTGACCATTGACCGGGAGCGCCACCCTTGCCACCTGCTTTTATTCTATTGAATATACGCTTTCTAAGACCCGGTTTAGTGTAGTTACCTGCTTCGTTAACACGGCTTTTAGATTTCTTTTTAGTGCCTTTACTCATTTTAACGACACCACCGCCATTCATGCGGCACATCTTTAAATCTCTTGCGTCATTACCTGTAGACTTCATTGCCATACGAGAGCCTCCTTTCATTTGACTGGGTATATTAGACCTTGATATAGTCACCTAATTGTACCCTTGGTTTTACCCCTAACAGCAATACCATCGCCTCTAACACTGCCACCCCTTTTCTTTTTGGTGACCTTTCCACCCTTTTTAAACTCTTCCATTCCTTCATCTAACATTTCCATAAGATTTTTTTCTCTTAACTTAAGGACTTTCATTTCTTTAGCGGTAGTTTTAGGATTGCTCATTTTTTTACTTAAGTAATTTAATCTTGAAAAAATGCTGTTCTTAGGATTTTTAGGACTTCGAAAACTAGTCATTTAACACTTCCATCTCTTCCTAGCCTGTCTTAGACGGCTGTTTGGATCTTTTGCTGCTTTTGGAAATTTCTTCATCTGCCCTGCAGATCTAGCGCAGAAAGACTTACGCCGCTTTGCGGCTTTACTGCCCTTCTTAACTTTACCAGTGACAGCAGTTTTGAGCTTAGAACCGGGGTTATCCCTACGATACTTAGCTACACCTTTGGCGGTCATACCCGCACCTTTTTTGGTGGGCCTCTTATGGCCCCCCTTGATGGTGTGACCCTTCATAGTTCCTTTGCGAGCAGCCATAACACTAGTTATAGAATATTGTTATAGCCGTTAGTGCCGTAGCGGTAGCCACATGAATATCACTAACTCTAATCCCATCATCTGGGATGTTGACAGCATGAACGTCAGAAGCTTTTAGATCTAGATCTAGAACTGTAGCTCCACCGTTGCCGTCTGAGATAGTCAATCGGGGTGTACCCGATCCTGATAAAACATGTATCTGCCGTATACGAGCAGGGCCAACTGCGAGTGAGCCTGTTCCTGTGACACGCTTTGCCTGTACATCACTAGACATAGCTTACCCCTTTTTCTTAGGGCGACCACGCTTTGTAGCAGGTGCTTCTTCCCACGCCTCATTCACATCAGGTGTAGAAGGATCATCTGCTTTTAGCGTTCCATCGCTGTTTCTTGCGCGAACCTTTTTAGTGTTAGTCCAGACCTTTAGTGGATTTCCATCTGGATCTAATCCACGAGCCGCTAATTCTTCCGCGCTTGGTGGTGAAAATCTACTCATGTATCACCTATGAAGCTGCAATGGTGGCGCGAGTATCACAACGTAGAAAATTAGTTCCATCAGAATAAGCTAGAACAGGGTTTCCTCCTGCCCCATTAGAAACAAAGATAAGTGTACCTGCACCTGCTGTTGAAGCAGATGGTGCTGTAGCCACAGTAAATGTTGGAAGTTTAATGTCGCCCACAAAACCATCAGAAGATGTAACTGGGCCTGAAAATGTAGTTGATGCCATAATAAATACCCCTTGCACAAGGTTTCGCCTAGCAGTCTGTGCAACGTCAGGTCGGGGAGTGTCCTGTCTGCAAGGCTAATGTTGCCCCTACAGAGATCATAACATAGTTTTTTTAAAAAGAAAGGGGCAACTCCTGCAAGCTGCCCCAATTTACCGGGAGAAGTAAATGTCCCCTTGGGAGGAACACTTCCCCTATATCATAATTTATGCACCCGGTGAACCGAAAATTCCTAATGGATCTGATACACCAAAGGAATAACGCTCACGAGCTTTATATCGAACATTACCTGTGTCGAAGTCTCCATCCATAGATGTTGCCATAGTGGTACGCTCGAAGTGCTTCATACCATTTGGAATATCTGTTGTGATGAAGAATGCATCTGTGTCCGTTAGATAGTGGTTCACACGGTAGCCTTCAGGGATCGATCCATTTGAACGCAATGCGTTTGTATCGTTATCCGCTGTACCTGTGCGAAGCTCTGTCTGTAGCAATCTTGTTGCCACGAACATCAATGCAGGTGGAACGATAAGCTTACGAGGGCGAGCCGCAATCAATAGGCCACGCTCGTCTGTGAACGCTGCAATATCGATAACTGCTTGCTCTAGTGAAGTTTCGTTCAAGTCTGCATTAACTGCAAGCTTGTTAGCGTTTGTACCGCCACCAACAGTTGGGTGGTTAGTAGCAAACAATGTAACGCCATCACCTGAGTTGAAGCTTGTAAAACCAGTGTTTAACAAAGCTGCAGCCTTAGTCTGCTTGGTATAAGCCATAGCGCGAGCTAATGCTTTTGTATATCGAGCAGACAATGAGTCGTACAAGTTGTCTTCCATCGCTTCTTCAGTGATGGAGAAACCCATTGCAACGGTCTCATGGTTGTAGCGAGCAGTATAATGCTCTTGTGCGTTATCATACGAAATTGATGCACCTTCTGCTTTCACAGGAGCAGCACCAAACCCACTCAACTTGACTTCTTCTTCAAAGCTTCTGTCTGAAGTTTCTGTCTCGTAAATTTCAGTGTGTTCGTTTTCGTATTTTTCATATTCCAAGCCGTACAATGCGTTTAGCCCGGGAAGTAGCTCTTTAAGGAGCTGTGCGCGTGAAATAGCCATTACTCAGTCTCCTTATACGCCAGTGTTCATTGTTCGCATATGAGCGCCATTGGTAATACGAACCAGAACATCTGGGAACGCATCGCCGGGATCGGACACATGAGAAACAATTTGAAATGCGCCAACTGTAGTTTGTGTGGTCGCATCTAGTGCTGAAGTAGAGTTACCTGTTACGGTACTTCCAGTTGAAGTTGATTGCACTGCTGCAAACTTGGTAATGTTACCAATAATTGTTTGCGCTCCTGTGCCATCAAGTTGTGCTTGGAAAAGCACGTTTGGATCATCAACAACTAAAGCTTTGCCGTTGAGTTTTCCTGAAGGATAATAGTTCGAGTGAACTGTTTGACCTTCGTCATTGGTGTATGAACATCCAACAAAAACACCTAGAGCGCCAATAGTGTCGCCGCCTAAGTTATTTGTTGTTATATCCGCACCTGTGCCGCCGGCCAGTGCAACGAAACCATCTGCACCTAGCGTAACGACTTGACCATTGAATATATTAGTCGCCTCGCCCGCAGGATCTAGAAGGTATTCAGTAGTTGCCCCTGCGTAGGGCATACCGTCAGCTCGTTTAACGGGCCTCAGGCCTTGGGGAGTTGCTGTAGAAGCCATACTCTCTCTCCTTACCAAATTTAAACCAAGGAAGCCCTAATAAGTTCAATTGAACTTTTTGGTTACTTCCCAAATGAAGTTCGCGTGGAACGCTCAGGGTTCAACACTGGCATACGAGGATCGTTCTCTCTCATAAAATTACGATCTACCGCATCCTGTGCGTGTTGAGCCTGTTCGAGTTGAACCTCGACACGTTCTTCAGCAATTTCTGCAGGTATACTACATAAAAGCAGTCCACCTACCTCAATGTTGTCTTTAAATCGAGAATCGATGTCAGACACAACGGTTAACTCAGGAAAGTCCGATGATTTAACGGGCGTATAGCCTTCACGAAAGCGAGCCGAAACATTAGTATTATCGCTATTACCCAAAGTTGCGGTGCGAATCCAACGAAAATGCAATCCATCTCGTGGTTCGGGGGTAGGTAGCGCAGATGGCCTAGACCATCCTTTTTTACGTCCTGTTTTTTCTCTAGTTTCTGTAGTGCGTGGATTTCTATCAGCCATATCAGCCTTCCTTTATTAGTTGCGCCGCATACTGTTCAGGTGTTAGTCCTAACCGCTTGGCGAGAGCGGTTGCAGACGGAGTCAGCTTCACTTTGCGTGGTTTTTTTGACGTTCTAGACGTTGGGGCAACCACGGCTCCCGTTCGAGGCTGTTGTGATGTAGGCTCCTCTACAACAGCTCCGAATTTATTTGGAAACGCTTCCATCATGGCAGCGTCAATTCGATCATAATACTCTTTTGAATTTAATTCAATACCTTCTGCCTCCAGTTCGGTGTGTACGCCCATAGCAAAACCTGTAAGAGCTTTATCACCTTTTTCAGTGCCTTCGAACCAAGGGTTCTTTTTCCACCACTCCATAGCTTGTGGAGGTGGAGTCATTTTTTTCTGGTCTTCTGGTTGAAAATTTTCGGCCTGTTGTCTTTTAGGTGGAGTATAGTTTTCGTATCTAAACTTTTCGTTTTGAAGATTTGTCAGGTTTTCTTGCGCTTCTATGAGAGCATCAGTATCCCCTGTTTCGTGAGCCTCTTTTAGCTTGACCTTCGCGTTGGCAATCTGTGAGTCAATCCTGCCCTTGGCCTGATCAACAAGAACACCCTCGCTCTTTTCAAGCGTTTCTTTTAGCTTATCGTTCTCTTCTTTAATTTTTTGAGCGTAGGTAATCGCTTCTTCTTTAAGTCTTTCGGATTCTTCTTTGGCCCGTCTCTCTTCATGAAACTCCCATTTCATTTTTTTGAGACGTTTTTGAACACCCTCACTATAGGATTCAAGTTCCTCGTCTTCAGGAATGTCAGGTTCTGCACCTTCCGCTCGTCTTGCTCTACCCTTGTCTTCTTCAGGGGTATCATCAACTATTTCGATCTCTACTTCAGAAGAAGTCTCTTCTTCTTTTGTGGCTTCCTCAACATCTTGTGTTTCGGTAGCGTCAAAATCAACATCTTGTTCTGCTGCTTTATTCATGCTCTTGAATACCCCCTTGGATCATCGACAACACCCTCTACGGTGTCATCATTTATTAAACGAAACTCTTTTCCCGCCACCTTAAATCTAGTGCCTGAATATGATCTGAAAATGACAAAGTCACCCTCTTTACACCAAGCCCCGCTAGGAAAGCGTTCTTTATCAGAATAAGCATCTGGCCCTGCTTTCAAAACAAAACCAATAATTGAAGCTGTTGATTCGTCTTTACGAAGCCCATCAGGCATGATTACTCCACCCTCTGTCTTCTCATCGATCTCTGGAAGTGCTATCAGAAGCCTGTATCCCGTTGGTTCTGGTAGCTTTGCGTGAAGGTTATCCTCTACCTTCGTGTTATCGACTTTAATTGTCGCAACCATATTGCACCCATTTGCAGTGATTTAAAGGTTCACAGTTACCTTGCGTGGCCTATCCACGAATAATTAAGAATTAACTAAAAAATTTTTAGCTTTCAATATATTTTTTTTCTATTTCTGATAAATCTTCTTCTAAAAGCCTAAAAGCTTCATACTTTCCTGTTAACTTGACATAGTCTTCATGGGTTGTGGCCCCACCTTCTGCCAAGAAAAGTTCTATTGAACTTTTATAGTCTTCTATTTTAGATTTAATTAAAGCTATTAGTGGATCATTCACTATCTCTATCAAGCTCCTTGGCTATTTCTAGGCCAAGTTTAGCCCCCTCCCGTTTATCTTTTCTTTGTTCTTTATCAAGCTCGGTAGCAATTCTAGCACCAATCGATGCACCTGCTCGTTTGTTCTCAGACTTAATTCTTTCAGCTTGTAGATCCAAATTACCAATCTTGGTTGTAGCATCAAGGTCAAGACTTGCCCTATCCATCTCAATTTTGTGCTTAAGCTCTGCTTCTTTAATCTGAAGCTCACGCTGTTGAATAACGGTAAGAGGGTCTTTTGCCGCTTCTTCTGCTTGCTGTTGTGCGGCCTCTGCTTGGTTTTTGCCAAGTAGTTTCTGTGCTGCCTCTGCCGCAAGACGAGAAATCTCTTCTTCTGTATCTTCTGGTAGCGGCTGATCTTCGCTTGGCATCTCCACACCAAGCTGTAGCTGTATCTCTTTGCGATACTGAAATGCAACGTGTTCGGTGATATGTGCCGCCATAGCGCTCTGTATAGCTCCTGCAAATGGTGATTGCCCCACAATCTGTTGTATTTTGGGGTCTTGCATGGCTGTCATATGCACCTGAATGTGCGCTTCATGATCCTGATACATAAACGCCTTAACAGGCTCCTGCTTCAGAATAGCCATGTTTTCTGAAACTGGATCTTTTGGCTTGATGTCATCTGGTAGTTTAATAATATCGGCTGCTTCACTAATACCCAGAACTTCTAACATCTGCCTGTGTAGTTTCCCCATGTCGTATAGCTGCGGTGCTTGTTGTGCAAGCTGAAGCGCGGCCTGATATTGCATCACCCTTTGTGACATTGTTGCTGCGTTTGGATCTGATACTGGGACAACATCAACACGACCATCAAAGTCTTTTGTTCTATTGAAGTCACCATCCATTTCGTAGGAATACTCTTCTGGCATATAGTCGTGTATAATCTTTGCTAGTATTCTCAGTTCCTGCTTGAGAGCAGCATGTAATCTTGCTTGTACCCCAGACATCACTTTCATGGATCTTTCCATAAGAGCTAGGGTTGTTCCTACTGGAGCCTGTGGATTTGTATCGCCTACCTGTACATCGGCAACAGAACCTATTCTGCGCCCTTCTTCAACGATATTTCCGAGTAACGAGTAGAGTACGCTTGATGGCTCTTTGTAAGGAATAAATGTAATTGAGTCACGGATAGCACCGCCCGGTACGTCCACATCCCTAAACTCGCCCGGCATAAGAGGTGCATCATCACCTTTGATGCGGAGACCGCGAGCTTTAAGACCTGCAGGTAAATTCGATAACGTACCCGCATCAACAAGTTGTCGTAATATTGAGGTGGCTGATTTCGCCAAGCCTCCAATGAGGTGAATAAGTCCTGTGCCGTAGAATCCCAAGCCCGGTAGGTATCGGTAATGTACGAAATGCATACGTTTCTTTTTCTTTTCATCGTCCTCGTACCAGTTTCTTCTAATAGATAATATTTCTGTAGATGTCTTATCGATTGTAATCACATATGGTCTGGCTATTCCATCAGGGTCATCAAACTCCTCTGGCATGTTCATATCGACATGCATTTCTAGGATTGTATGACGATCATCATCTTCGATAACAGATTCTTCGCCAGATAATTCATTGTCTTTTTGTTTGATGTCCGAGTAATCTGGCTGGGGATCTGGTAATTCAACATCACGATAGAAACCGTTTACCTGCAGTTGAAGAACTTCATTTGATGTTTTTTTCATCACATGCGTATATCTTGGGCATGTTTTCAGGTCTGATGCCCCATAAGACACAACAAAATCCTCAGATGGCACAAACATAGCGCATGGTCGTTCCATCAATGGATCATAGTAAACTTTCTTAAATGCTGAACCTGCGATAGGTAGTTTAAAAAGCATTTGCTCCATTTCATCGCGGTATTCCGACATCTCTTCGGTCAGCAAATAGTTCATTTCGTTTTCTACACGAAATGCCTGATCCTTCTTTTCGGTATCGTTTTTGCCAACAATTTTGGTACGCACTGGCCCTGCAGGGGGAAAAATCTCTCCCATAGCCTGTGCTTGGAAACGGACGACAGCTTCCGTGAGTATTGGGTGAAAAACCCCAGAAGCCCCAGCCCACGGTTGCTGTCTGTCCTCAACCTTCATGCCCAGAAGGTCTAATCCTTTGACGTATGCCTTTGCCCAGTCTGACCTGCTTTCCTGATCTGCTTTGAAATCAGAAACCAATTCGCTTGCCATTGACTGCAATACATCTTCGTCAATAACTTCTGCTAGGTTTTGATCATGGCCCTCGCCCCCTAAAAGCTCTTCAGTCATTTCTCCTTCAAAATCGATGATGATGCCGCCATCCTCTGTTTCTACAGAAACGGCTTCAGGATTGACTATCTCAACCTGCACTGCCTCTTCCTGAACATCATCTTCTACCTCGAAGGGTGTCATCTGCTTTTCGATTGCCATGATCTGTCCTTTGCAAAAGTTCTTTCGTCAGTATAGCAGAACAATTAATAATATTCTACTGGTCTTCTGTAAGTTGGCTCATCATCCCAATCATCTGTTGGGGATCTAATCCAGCCACCTTGGCGGAAACGTATCAATGCTTGTGACATCGAGTCAACATAATCGTCATGATCTCCTGATGGGAACGAGGCCACTTCTTCCATAACCTCATCTGCAAATCTTGTGTCTGGACACCAGACCACACCGCTCGCAAACAGGTCAGAAACCGCATTTACACGGGCTATTTTGTCCTGTCCCCTTGATGGAGTAAACTCTGTTACAGGCAAACCCATAGCCCTCAGTTCGAATATCAAGGGCGCACCAGACGCTTTTTTCTCCACGACAAGCTGATCAGGCTCGTATTCCCAATACTTGTCGTATGCAGCCTTCTTCAGGTCAGGAAACTCCAGTTTTTCCTTGTATGCGTCCAACATAATTAGATTAGGAGCCATTCTTCCGTCATCATCTGGGTGATAAAAGATCCCCCATGTGGTTACAGCGCTGTAGTCAGAGCGTTCTGTCTTCAAAAACGCAGTATCCCACGACTGAATGATCGCTTCGCAAGGCGGTGGGCTACTTTTGTTCCAAGTTCTCCACCATTCTCGCTTAATTAACGCCCCTTCTTCGGATGTGGGGTCTTGTTGGTACTGTGCAGACCACTTGCCCACTGGAATTTCGGCCTTAATTGCC